TACCGCCTATTGAATGGGGGTGCCGGTGTTATCTGGTTGCTGAAGGTGGCGGGAAAGGTGATACACCGGTTTCTTGGAATGCTGTTTCGGGGGTTGATCCGGTTTTCAGAGAGAGCCTGGCTACGGGTGGAAAGATTTTCTCCGGGGAGCATGTTTATTTCGGGAATAGCTTACCCATAGAGATGAAAAAGATCAGTAAAGAGATAAAAGATAAATTATATACGCCATGAAAAAGATTACTATTGGGGAGATGTTGAATCACTGGCATGGGTATTCCAAAGACCCGGGTAGCCTGGTTGGAAGGATCATGGAGGATAATATTACGGATTTTGTGACTGCGGTGGGGATGGCTTCTAAGGCTTACTTTCTGAACAGTTTTGCAGCGGGTGGTTTTGACGGGAAGAAGTGGCCTGTGCGTACTTCTAAGTGGGGGAAAAGGTTTACGCATCCGCTTATGTTGGATCGGGAGACTTTGAGGAACTCCATCAAGGAAGAGAATGATGAGTTGAAGACGCATGAATATCAAATCCGGACAACGGAGAAATCTTTTGCGGTACCTAAAAAGAGGGGAAAAAAGAAAGGGAATGATCAGTCGTATGCGGCGGTGCATAATACGGCTCCTGAATTCAGTGATTTTACGGTGAACCAGCGAAGTGACCGTAAGCCGGAACACAGGCAGTTTATGGGTTTCAGTACTACGCTGGATGAGGAGATTTCACAGCTTATTCCTAACATTTTTGACCGTTTGCCGAATGATAAAGGATAAATTACCCATGGTTACGATCCACTATTCTGAGGATTATGCGAAGGAGACTGAGCCGGATCAGATGGAGCAGAATGCTCTTTCGGAGATGTACCAGGCTGTGAAGAGGGCTTTGCTGACGATACGGGAAGACCCGGATGATCCGGAGTCTGCTCCTTTTTTTAAGACGGTTTCGTTGGATAACGGGCAGTTTCTCCGGATTATCCGGGATGATAATATGGAGATGGAGATTGCTTTTCCTGCGGCTTTTATTCATTATACGAATGTGAGGTATCTGGTGCAGCAGCAGCGGATCGGGCAAGGGAGGGCTACGTTGCGGATCAGGTATATCCTCAATACGCTGAATAATCAGGATGTGGACCGGGAGTGTGATCCGTTTGTGGTGTTTCAGCGGATCAATGTGGCTATTCAGGATGCGAAGAGTTATGAGCCTGCTTTGACGGAGCGGTGTAACCTGCTCTATTTTGATATGCCGACAACCACGAATATGCTTCAGGCGTATTGGGTGGATTATGAGGTGTGGTTTCGGGAGACTTCTGCCTGGAAGTACAGGGATTGGGTGCCGAGGTATGTGGTGATGCCTCCTTTTACGGATCATGGGGATGCTCCGGATCGGGATGAACAGGGGCACGGTGGTCATCCGGAGTTTGGGGTGGATGATGCTGCTGGGTTTGTGAATTCGGGAGGAAGTGGAACGCAGGAACCGGAGCCTGAACCTGATGAAGAAGGGCTTTAAACATCGACACCGGTGCTTCCCTATCACTTATTAAACAATAGAAATGGACAACACAAAAACTAAACTTTATAAGCATATTGTTGGAGAGGTGGCTGCCGGAAGGGTGGCTACCATCCGCTTTTTTGGTAAGATCACTGCGGAGACAACGGCGGGGTTTAACGAGGAGTTCGACTACCTGGAGGGTGTTGTGCGGCCTTCTCTGATCCGGGTATTGATTAATTCGGAGGGTGGTTCGGTGTTGCATGGGATGAGTACTTATTCAACGATCCGGAATTCTTCGGTGCCTACGGAGTGTGTGATTGAGGGAATGGCTGCGAGTATGGGGTCTGTGATCTGGGCTGCGGGGGATAAATCGTATATGCGGGATTATGGGATATTGATGATCCATTTCCCCCGTTTGCCGGGTGGTGAGGATGAGCGTGCGTCTGATCTGGTGGAGGCGTTTGCGGATCAGATTAAGACGATTTACAGGAAGAGGTTTAACCTGGGGAGTGATCTTGTTGAGAGGATTATGGCAGGTGATGTGGGAAAGGATGGTACTTTTTTCAATTGTCAGTCGGCTGTGATGGCGGGTATTATTCCGGCGGATCATGTCTTGCATACTTCTGCTCAGCTTTGTGAAAAGGTAAAAAATGCTTTGTTGTCTACCACGGATGTAACGGAGATCCAGCGTTTGATGGAAGGGGTAACTATGGAGGCGGAGGCTTTGGGAATAGAATCCAAACATCTTTTACGGGTATCTCCTATTATTGATAAACGAACAGAAAAAACGGAACGAATGAAAGAGGTAACTGTCTCTCCGGAATACAGCGCTGTTGCTGCAAGTCTGGGTTTTACGGATGGGTGTGAAGTGAAGGATGTGATGGCACGGATCAATGAACTGACGGGTGTCGAGGCAAAACTTCAATCGGCAAGAAGGGAGTTGAACGATGCGCAGGTTGTGATTGCGGGGAAGGATGCTACGATTGGTAATCTGGAGAGTGAACTGGCGCAGGTGAAGGCTTCTCTGGGTGTGTTTGAGGAGAAGGAGAAGGTGAAACGTGCTGAATTGATCCAGGGGATTGTGCAGGGGGCTCTGGATGCGGGGAAGATTGATGCTTCTGCGAAAGAGCATTGGATTACAATGGCGGAGGCTAACCTGGAGTTGGTGAAGCAGACGTTGGATTCGATTCCTGCCAGGGAGCAGATCACGAAAGAGATTGCGGGTGATCCGGCGAATGTTCAGGCTGCGGTGGAGGGTGCCCGGTCGCTGGAGGAAAAGCTGGCTGAGAAGGTGGCGGCTGTGGTGGGTAAGGATTTTGAGTTTAAGACGTTGGGGTGATTTTTTAATACATAGCACCCCGATGGGGCGCAGGTTTATGGGTTTGTCCTATACCCAGGGCTCCCACCCTGGGCTATGAACGGGTCGCCGCTCTGCGGCTGGTGCGAGAGGGTGATGAAGATGTGAATCCCTTTCAGGGATTAAAAATAAGAATTCGTTTAAGTAAATTGAGGGATTTATCTTTTATTGGAGAATCCATTACTACGTAATTGGCTATTGCGGTAGTGTAGTTTAACAGGCCATGTACTTGATTATTAAACTAAACTATCTATAAATGGCTGATACTTTAAATTTTCTGCAAAATGGCTATAATGGCGAGGTGTTGCAGGATTTGTTGTGCTATTCTGCACAATCGAATGATACTTTTAAGGAGGGATTGATCCATATAAAAACGGGTATTCAACATAAGTATACCCTGCCGGCGATCAAACTGGGGGATATTATTCAGGATAATGTGCCTACTCCTACTTCTACGCATGGGGCTAAGGGGCCGAATGGGGAGAATGAATACCAGTTTACGGAGAGGTATTTGATTCCGCAGGATTTTATGGTGTACCTTGAATTTAATCCGAGGGATTATGAGAAGTACTGGAGGTTTGCGCAACCGGATGGGAATCTGGTGTTTCGTGAACTTGATCCTAAGATTCAGGCGACTATGTTGCGCTTGTTGATGGAAAAGAAAAATGAGTATATCGGTAATGCGATCTGGACATCGGCTAAAGGTGGTGAAGCGGCTGCGGGAATTGTGGTTCCTGCGGATAGTACGAAGATCGGGGCTGGTAAGGAGAAGTATTTTGATGGGGTGATTAAAAGGGTGATTGATAATGCTCATGCGACTGATCCGGAAACTGTGGCGGGTGGCCAGGTTCTTATTTCGGGTAATACGGAACTTACGGATGGGGAGGCTGTGGAAAAGGCTTTGTATGCGATGTGGCGGAAGTGTCCGAAGCATGTTCGTAAGAAAGAGGGATTGACGTTTGTCATGGACTGGAGTTCGTGGGATAAACTGGATTTGCACTGGTCGCAGCAGGCTTTTAAGTATTCGGAATCGCATGAATTGAACCGTTTCCGGTTTAAGGGAAAAAGGATCATTCCTATTGTGGGGGTTCCGGAGCATACGATTGTTTTGGGGCAGTTTACTACGGGTATGGAGAGTAACCTGTGGATGGGTGTGGATTATGCGAACGACACGGATGTATTGAAGGTGGATCGTTTGCAGTCGAACTCTGAGCTGTTTTTCTTCCAGATGCGTATGAAGATGGATGTGAATATTGTGCGTCCGGCTGAAATGGTGGTTCACACGGCTTATCAGAAGGCTCCTTAATTTTTTATAGTACCTAAACCTGGGGAGAGTGGAGTAAGGCTCTGCTCTCCCCTTCTTTTAGCACAAAAACTATGGCGAAACAAAAAAATAGTATTCCATCTGAAACGATGGAGGGTTCCGGGGGGGTATCGGGTGCTCCGGATATTGGGGAAGCTGTTGTCTCTCCGGCTGTTCAACCGGAGATGTCTGCTTCTGTTTGTGAGACTCTGAAGCTTTATCCACAGTATAAGTCTTTGTATGTGGATGCTTCCGGAGGTGTGTATACGATAGATACTCCGGAAGTGATCCGGGGAAAGGCAAAACTCTATGAAAATCCATTTTACAGGTCGTAAGGTATGGCATTAGGAAATGTTTTTATTAAGGATGTGGATGGTAATATATCGTCGAACATTTATAGTAGTAATGAGAGAATTACGGGTTTGTTGTTTGATGTCTCTTTGCAGCCTCAGCTTTTTACTGCGGGTTATGGGAAGAATAATACAAACAGATTGAACCTGAATGATGTGGTGTATATCACGAACCTGAAATCTGCGATTAAGGATTTTGGGATTATTGAGCGTGTGGGTGTGACGGATGATGAGCAGGAGAATGATGTGAATTTCCTGCATGGTATTCTTTATTATCATATCCGGGAGTTTTTCCGGATGTCGGGTAATGTGGATGGGTATGGCCAGTTGTATGTGATGTTTGCGGATTGCTCTTCGAATTGGGATGCGATTGATGTGATGCAGCGTGTGGCAGGTGGCCGGATCAGTCAGTTGGGTGTATGGACGGAGCAGCCTTTGTGGAAGTTTAACGGGGAGAAGGAGAATTATAACCTGAACCTGGTGAAGTCGCTGAATGATAAGGGTGTTGCTCTGTCTGAGCAGAATCAGCCTTTGTCTATGGTGCTTTGTGGGAATCCGAGTCATACGGGTGCGGCTACGGCGGAGGGGAAATTGATTGATCTGCAAAAGATTCCTTCGTGTATTTGTGAGTCCCGGTTTGTGAGTGTGATCTTTGGGCAGGCTCGTTCTCAGGGGGTGTCTGAAATGCAGGAGAATAACAGGAATCATACGCCGGTTGGTTTTCTGGGGGCTGTAATGGGTGCTATCTCCCGGGCTCAGGTGCATGAGTCGGTGGCGTGGGTGAAGCAGTTTAATTTGTTTTCGGATGATTTTCAGGAGATTGAACTGGGGTTTGGGGATATTAACCTGACGGAAAAGGGGGAGTTTGTCAGCCTGAACGGGTATGAGTCGCTTTCTCCGGTGGTGCTGGATGATCTGGACGATAAGGGGTATATTTTCCCGATTAAGTATAGTGGTAAGGAGAATGGGATTTATATCTCGAAGGATCAGACGTGCTCGGATGGGGATTTCCGGACGATTGCCCGAAACCGGACTATTAATAAGTCCCGGCGGGCTGTGCGGGAGGTGTTGTTGCCGTATGTGAATAGTCCGCTGATGGTGAATCCTGCTACGGGTTATCTGGCTGCGTCTAAAATTGCTTCGTTCCGGACGTTGGTTGGGGATACGCTGGCAAAGATGCAGGGGGATCAGGAGATTTCGGGCTATAAGGTGACGATTGATGCAAGGCAGAATGTTCTGGAAAATGATACGTTGCGTATTTCGTATGTGATCGTGCCTGTGGGTGTGGCTACTCGTATCTATGTGGAGGAAGGGCTTTCGCTGACGAATAAATAAGGGGGACTAAACTAAGACTTAACGACTATGGCAATTATTAATAATGTGGCGTATTCCTGGAGTATGATCACGCTGGCGAGTGATGCGCTGGGTATTGAGGAGGGAAGCACGGTGTTGGAGGGTGTTTCGGGTATTAAGTGGAATAAGAAGAGGAAGATTGAATCGAATTATGGTATGGGCGGGAAGCCTGTGAGCCGTGGGTTTGGGAATATTACGTATACGGCTTCTATTACGATGGATTATGCGACTCAGCAGATGCTTCGAAGTACATACGGGTCACTTATGGATATCGGGGAGTTTGATCTGATCGTTTCGTTTGCGAATCCGATGGCTTCGGATGATTGGGAGACTACAACGGTGACGTTGAAGGGGTGTATTTTTTCGGAAGATGGGTTGGAGTCTTCGCAGGATGATACGAATATTACGCATGAATTCGATCTGAATCCGTTTGATATTCAGATTGGTGCTGGGGATACGATTTGATTTTTTGATATGGGATGGCGGGCTTTTGAAGCCCGCTTTTTTGTTTTTCGGGGTGTAACTCCTTATAAATAGACAGCGGGAGAAGGGCTCTCGCTGGACTTTAAGTAAGTACTTCGTTTGACCACCCAATGGGTACTGTGATCCCATCTACTGTAGCTTTAATAATGTAAGTTCTGCCCCATTCAGGAATTCTATGATCTTCTTCTGTTCCGTAGGGTTCACAGGTTAAATTCTCCACTGAAATTTCTGGGGTTTCCTGGGTGTAATATATATAAATGTCTTCCAGGGAAGTGACGTTAATTACTGTTTTTAAAGCTTCTTCTAACCCTCCTCCAGAGTATTTTCTAAAACGTGCCATTTGGATATTTTTTTTGTTTCTATGCAAATATAGAAATAATGCGATTAAGGTATGTGCTTTTCTATAATTACTGTATTTGTTCTTTGCTTTTTGCAATCTCCGGATATATATCATAAAAACAGAAGTGATTTCTGTTTTTCTCTTTGGTTTCTTGTATGACTTTCTTAACTTCCACTTTTATCTCCTCATCTGACTTTCCGGGATAAGCATTTCTGAAAAGTGACAAATTCATGACAAAACCTGCTTCCAACCTTTTTTCATCAAAAACTTCATCAAAAATATTTCTGGAGGTC